ATAAGTATTCTTCAAAAGCACGATTTATATCTTGTTGGTAGCTTCCTCTTCTATTTCCTCCATATTTACTATGAAGAGAATCTGATTTAGAAGCTAATGTTGTTCTTTTTCTATTTCTTCCACTTACATAAGACACATGAACCCATGTTCTAGATCCTCCTCTTTCAGGAAATTCCCATATTAATTGGTCAAAAGTAATATTATCTATACACCAGTTAAATATTTCAGAAGAGGGTATTCCACTTATAGAAGCAACATCACATGCTTGCCCAAAACAATGTTGACTTGTTCCACTACCTCCAATTAATTTATTTAATTCTACAGATCTATAAACAGAAGTTATTGTTAAGTTTTCTTTTCCTCCAAAAGCATCAAATATAGGATTAATACATTTTTCAAAAAGTATATTTAAATTAGATACTATTTCTCCTTGTGAGGGCATACTTGCACCATCATTTCCTGGAAGGTTTATATTAGGGTGACCTTGAGCCATTCTAGTGCTATTTGTGCTAGAATAAAGTAAATCTCTAAGTTTATAATATTTTGCCATAATTTTTTATTTAACCTACTAGTTCATCTAGATCTAAATTATTAGTATCATCCCCTAAAGCATTTACTGAATCTCCCTGTTCTTCTTCTGTTTCGTTTTTATCATAGTAATCAGAATCTTCATCTTTTACATCATCTAATGGAGTAGATTGTTGTTGAGATATTGTTGATAAATCTGTTGGAGCTACTAATACAGGTTCTTCTCCTTTAGGTAATTCTGTTATTTCTATTGGTTGTAATGTAGTTACTCCTTTTTCTCTTTTTAACCCTTCAAATTGAATTGGGTCAAAAACGTCAGGTTCTTCTTCTTGGGCTTCATATGAAGCTTTACTTACACCTGCTACTCTAAAATTAGATATTTGTTGATTAGAAGTTAAATAAATAGATGAAGGGTCTCTATTTACATTTTCTATCGTATGTATCCATCCTCTATCATCTTCTTCAATATCTTGTCCATTACGTATTATTATTATAGGGTCTCCTGTTTCATTTGTATTAGATAAGCTCCAAGGATTTTTTATACTTATTTCATCACTAAAATTAGTAGATCCTAAACGAATTGAATTTCCAAACCTTCCTTCAAAAATTGTATCTCCTTCATAAGGTAATAAAGGTTTTGTTTTAATATTTTCATTAAAATATCGCCCTAAATTTATGTCTGTTCCTTCGTCTGTTACTTCTCTTGATACTATTCCACTTTGAGTATCTATATCATAGTCTGTTTTTACGTCTTCTAGTTCTAATTCTTTTATAGAAGGAAGAGCATTATGGTGAGGGTGATTCCATATGTTAATATTAGGAAAATAATATGATGTTTCTCCTTTAGAATCATAAATTCCACTATCTATAGTAGATAAGATTAAAACTACTTCATTTTTTAAAGGATAATTTTTAATAAATGAAAATAAAGGTTTTGCAGCAGGAGCATTTGTGGATTTTTCTAAAGCTGTTTCTTCAGATATTTTTGAAAAAAATATAGTACCTATAGCATCTGGACCCCCATATGCTGCAAATGCAGGATGGTTTTGATCTAATATAATATCAATAACCCTAACAGGTACTAATTTTCTTTTAGACTTTTTAGTTAAAGAACGTGCTGTTCTTACTTTATCAAAAATATTAAGAAATCCCATCTTCTTTTGGTTTATTTAATTGTTTTGGTTCTTCTACTGTTTTAGATATTTCTTCAGCTACTGATTGAAGTTGTTCCATTTCTTCTTCTGTTAACATACCCCCATCACCTGTATTTGATGTTCCTGTAGATAAGCGTTGTACTATAGCAGCCATTTTTATTAATTGGTCATCATTTTTAACACTAATTTCCATGTATTCTTTAATTAAAGGTACTACTACAGTAGCATCTCCTAAAGAGGTAATAAGAGGTCTTAATTCAGCTATTAAACTAGCTAATTGTTTTGATTTTTTTGATTGATTTTTATGAATTTCTTTTAATAAATCAGAGAACGATTTATCGTCAAATATTATTTGATTTAGTGGGTCCATAATTATATTTTATAATAAATATGGAAGAATTTAAATTCTTACGTATCCTGTTTTAATATATTCTTGATGTAGTTTTTTGTAAAGTTTTTTTAATATTTTTGTTACTTTTGTAATTACAGGGGTATCTACATCTGTCATTTCACGAATATAGATGTAAAGAGCCTTTTTATTAAAAATTTCTAAATTTTCTCTACGCTTAAAAAGAGTATTAATAGCATCACATACTTTTTTATCTTTATCTTTTTTAAATAAAGTAAACATATGTTTATCAATATATTCTGTATAGTAGTCTATAAATTCCTTTATCTCTTTTTTTCGTTGGTCTCTTCCTAGTTGATGTAGTACACCATTATCTTCATCCGCTGCCATAACATCTGTTGTTATTTTCTTTTTTTTATAATTGTTGTTATTATAAAGGATAAGATAATTTTTACCTACTATAGAAAAATATGAAAAGGCTTTTGAACCTTTATCTGGTTTAAAATAGTCTAATTTTTCTAAAAGAAAACAAATTACTTCATGTTTTAAATCTTCTAAATTGTCTACTTCTGTATAGTAAAATTTAAAAGTATGTATTAAGTTTTCAGCAAGTTTATAAAAGGCATAATATATTCGTGTTTTAAATATATAATCTCTTTCTGCTTGATTAGTAGAAGCTAAATATTCTTTAATTGCAAGATCAGTATCTTCTGTGAAATATCTTTTTTTTGTTCTTTTTCTTCCTCTTTTTTTAGGTTGAGGTATAGAATCAAAAGTTTCTTTAGGGGGTTGGGGAATTCTATTAGATATCATATGTTTATTTTAATAAAAATTCGTTTAATGCTTCTTGTATTTTTTGTACTTCTTTAAAGAAAAAGCCAATTTGATCATCAGCATAGAATATTCCTTTATCGTCTATTTGTTTTAATCTTTGATTACAAGCTTGGATAGCTTCACTTTGTTTAGAAATAAAATCTTCTAATCTTTCATTTTTTAATAGTAAATTTCTCATAGCAATACCCATTATAGTTACAAGTATAATAAGTATTATTGTTGATATTGTCCACCCCATAATTTTAATCTTTAAAAAACGAATCTATAACATCTAAAGTAGCGTTAGATAAATTCGGATTATTTTTAGTATTTATTTTTTTAGCATTTCTTATTGTTTTATCCCCCTTAGAACCATTTTTAGGTTTTTGTTGTTTTGGAACAGCATCTGTTGCATTATTCCATATTTCAAATTCAATTTGAGCAGCCATATGGTCTGCTTGATGCATAAGTAAAGGTAAATGTGATCTTAATTTTGTTTCTTTCATACCTGACATAAAATAAAATTTATTACTTTCATCATATAAACCATCATGAATTTTAATTCCTATATATTCATTTTGAGATACTATACACCCTATTTGTTGCAATAAAAATAAAGATCGTTCTGGTATTTTCATAGCAGGGATATCAGTGTTAAATTTGTAAACTTGACCTAATTTATCTATATGCCATTGGGAATCATTTGGTTGATAATATTCACCTTCTTGTTGTCCCATCTTACCTAAATCATGGAATAAAGCGACAAAATGCATTTCTTCAATTGTATATGTAGATATATCTCCTCCCATTTTTTTCCACGTTTTATACAATTCATTTGCGCAATCATACACACGTAATACATGGTCAACATAACCACCTGCAAATGCTGAATGGTGCCAGTTTTTAGCTGCGGCGGGCATCATCATCATTCGTTCTTCAAATTTTTCTAAAAATGGAATTAATATATCTGTTCGTTCTTTTGATATATTTGTTTTAATCTCATTAAGATAACGTTCCCAATTTGATTGGATTTTTTCTGCTGATAACATAACCTATTTTTTATTAAAATGTACCTGTTTGAGATGTACCTCTAGCTCCTAAGCCGCTTGATCCTTCTCCTCCTGCTACTGTTATTATATTTTGTAGATCTTCGTATGCATCTTTAAGAGGTCCATTTTCCATGAATTCTAAAGCTTCTTGTTGTTTGCCTGCTCTTATCATTTTATTAAGTGCTAATAAAGATTGATCTAATCTTTCTAGATTTGCTTGTACTTGTCGTGCGTATTTCATATTATTTTTATTTTATAATGAGTATATATGACCTTTATTTTAGAAAACCAAATTTTTTAACTAGGATCTGTGTAAAATACTCTATTAAAGTCATCTATGTATTCTTCAAAATCAAATTTAACTCCTTTTTGGGCGAAATCACCAGTATATTGTCCTCCATTGCTTGAAAATCTAAGTATCAAATCAAATTCAAATAATGTTAATTTTGATTTTTTTTCTTTTACTGCAACAGTTACATTATATGATGCTCCTGTGTCTACAATAGTTTCATCTAATATAAATTCAGTTCTTTTAAGTCTTTCTTGTGATGGAATCCAAGTCATTTTTTTACCTCCATCGGCTGCATAAAAATAACTATTTTCAGGGTCTGCTCCTAATACATAGGTTAGTACTTTTCTTATTTGTTCTTGTGTTCTATTGTCTTTATTTCCATTATCTTCTAAAAATTCTTCTATTGTACTATTAATAGCAACTTTTTTAGAATCTAAAACTACAGATTTTCTTTTTGTTAATGGGGGAGATGAATAAGCTTTTTGAAAAGATTTATGCCATTCTTTCATAGATCTCCATTGAGTCCATGTTATATTATCTAATAAATTTTTATCAAAATCATCTAATTTATCTATATTATTTTTTTCTCTTATTTCTGGATCAATATCTTTATAATTATTTATTATAAACTTTAAATATTCTTGTACTCCTCTATCTATTTTATCACTATATTTTTGATCTTTTTCATATATTTGTCCTAAAAGACCTGTTCCTTTCCTTAATAAAACATCTGTAGGTACATCATAAAGACTTCCTACTAATTCAGAAGCACTTAAACTATTAAATTGTCCTTTCTTATATTTTAAAGAAATTTGGACTTCATCTTTAAAACCTTTTTTATTTTGACTAGTATATATATCTCCTTTTGGTTTTGTACTTTCAGGAAAAACTCTACTTACAAAATTTAATCCTTCAGGATATCCAAGTTTTTGGTTTATTGCTTTAGCTAATGATTCAGCATCTGTGTATAATTCAAATGCTTTTTTCTCCCATTTTTCAGGTTGATTTTTCCATTTTTTTATTGCTAATACATGTTTTTTTGGATCTTTTAATAAATCAAGAGAATCTAAATCCCATTTTTCTGGAGGTATTTTATTAAAATTTTCTAAACTTAAGGGAACATGACCAGCTACAAATATAGCTACAAATATTTCATGAAGTTCTTCAGTCATTGTAGTTGCTGCTTCTTCTAAATTAGATATTATTTCATCAACCGGTAAATTTAATTCTTTAAGAATTTGTTTTAAAATAGAGATATCAGAAGGGCTATCCACGTTTGGATACCCCTTTTCTGACCTATAAGACCATTCCAATAATAACTCATTAAGAGTCATGTTATTTTATAATATTAGCTAATTTTTGAAAACGTTCTTGAAGAGGAGATTTTCCTTCGTGAAGTTTACCATCGCCTTTTGTTTTTTTAGCTGGTGTATACCCTGCATTAGCTCCTGATGTTTTTTTATTTCCTGTATCTCCAAATCCTTGTGCTGCAGCTTCTTCCATTGTATCTTCATCATCTTTTGGTGCTTCATCTAAATCCTCTTCTTTCTTTTCTTCTAAATCTTCTCCTTTCTTTTCTTCTAGATCTTCGTCTGCAGGTTCTTCATCTGCTAAATCATCATCCATATCACCCATGTCACCCATGTCTTCTCCACCTCCTTCGAAATAATTTTTTAATTGATCATAAATACCTTTAAGTGTTGCTTCGGGGTCCATTCCAGCATCTGCTGTATCCATGTCTCCTGCGTCTGTATCTACATCCACATCTACATCGTCTGCAGCTTCTTGCTGCATAGCGTTAAAAGTGTCAAATTCTTCTTTGATCATCTTTTGTAATTCTTTTAATGTCATTTTTTTTAATATTTAAATAAGTTATAATTGGTTTTAGTCGTTGTTTCTGTTTGCTGCCATCATACCCTCTTGGTATGCTATTTTTGCTATTTCGTAATACATTTTAACTCCTTCAGCTCCTTCTTTTAAAGATACTCCTGCTTCTTTGATTATTTCTAAGATTTCTAAATGAACATCTTTACCCATCATTTTTTTAGCTATTTCTCTTCTTTGTAATTTTGCTTCAGTTGCTATACCTATAAGTTCGTTATTTAGTATTTCTAAATCTTTATCAAGAGTTTTAACTTCAGCTTCTAAAGGTTTAACTACTTTTTTGAATCTTTCAACATCTTTTTGTTTTTTAGGACTATTTGAATATTTTGCAAAAGCTTCTTTTCTTTTTTTATTTATAGCTTTTTTCTTTTCTTCTACTTTTGCTATCTTTTTTTCAATACCTTTTTTTCCTTTAGCTCCTTTTTCAGCTGATTTATGATCTTTTGATTCTTCATCTTCTTTTAAAAGTCTTACTACTTCTTTTTTAATTGCTTCTTTTAATGTTTCAGTAGATCCTTTGAATGGAACTGTGTAGTCTTTTTTATTATATTTAGGTTCTGCCATTTTATCGTCTTTTAATTTAGTTTCAACTTCCGTCATTCCATCTCCTCTTTCTGTTGTATAATTTTTTAAATATTCTTTAAATGATGTTTCTGTGATAGGTTTAGCATGATCCATTCCTGCTGTAAATTGAATTAATGCTGAATAATATCCTCCATGTTCTTCTAAGTTTTTAAGGACTTTTTCTGTAGCATTTTCTCTTTCATCCATTGAAGCTTCTCTTAATCTTGCAACTCCCATTTCAGCTAATTCAAAGTCCATACCTTTTCTAAATTCATATGGATTTACTCTATCTAAACGATTACCAGATCCAGCTGTTCCTTTATTAGGTTCTGTTTTTTCTTTTTTTGGATTATACCCGTAAAATTTATCGTTTGCCATGTTTATAGTATATTATTCGCCAATAAATATAAATATTTTTTAAAAAGCGTTATTGTTTTATAATTCTGTTAGTTATGTTTTGATTGTTATACATAATATTCAAGTTATATATGCCTTTTGGCACACTTGTCATATCTATTTTTGTTGTTTTTTCTTTAGAAATAATTAAATTTCCTATCATATCGTATACTTTTACATCAATCTCTTGTGTACTGTTTAATATGTCTGTTACTGGATTAGGATATATTAATAATTCTCTACTCATTTCTTCTAAATCAATAGGCCACCCTAAATCACAATAATTATATAATTCAACACAATATGAATCCCATTCTCCTGAACAACATTCAGTATCAATTGATATTACCCAAGCAAAACATTCATTAGGTAACCAATATGGTTCTCCTGGCCCTCCACTACATCCTGCATCATAAACACATGAACCATCATCTGTATTTGCTGTTAAACTATAATTATAAGCATTTACATCAGTACATCCTGTTAATACATCAATACAACCTCCTGAATCTGTATTTGCTAATGGGTCATAGTTAATAGCATTTTCATCTGTACACCCTATAACAACGTCTATACATGAGAAATCTTCAACATTTGCATCTGCATTGTAATTAAATGCCGCTGGGTCTGTGCAGCCTTCTATTATTTCTATACACGAATCATTATCTACATTAGCATTCTCATCATAGTTAAGAGCTAATGGATCCGTACAACCATAAACAATTAATATACATGAACCATCATCTGTGTTTGCGTTTTCATTGTAGTTAACAGCTAAAGTATTTGTGCAACCCTCTACTACTTCAATACATGAACCATTATCCGTATTTGCTGTTGAGTCGTAATTAAACGCTGTTTCATCTGTACAACCATAGATAAATGGTATACATGATCCATTTTCAACATTTGCATTTTCATTAAAATTTAAAGCAGTACTATCAGTACAACCCTCTACTATTGCTATGCAACTACCATTATCTACATTAGCACTTTCATTATAATTTAAAGCTGTACTGTCTGTACAACCATAAATTGGTAATACACAACTAAAATCATCTGTGTTAGCTAGTTCATCATAATTTAATGCATCTGGGTTTGTACACCCATAGATAAATGGTATACATGAGTCATTATCTGTGTTT